TAGGAGCAGATCGCGTTCGGGTGCTCAACCAGCCTTTTTGCGATTATGCTAATAATGGCCCTAAATTTTGCTGGCGCGTCAAAATCCGCATAATCCGGTCGGTCTGTGTATACCTTGCTTTTGTACGTGGCTTTCATAGCTGTGCCCCCCTCTATGACGCAGTTTTAATAGACTACGCACCAATCTTCGGCCTACAAGCCCTGTAGGCATCAACTACCCGTTTCATCCGCTCGGTTGTCCGGTCATAATTTGCCTCGTAAAACTCAACGTCCGGGGCAATAAGGTCTACAAAAACGTCCCTGGCATCCGGTTCCTGTTGGGTCTTCAGTTGAGCTTTTAGCCTTTCGACTTCCTGCTCCATGGCGAAAACCTCGTCTGATATGCTATTAATCCGTTCTGATAGGCTCATTGGCTTCACCCGCCTTGGCTTGCTGTAGCCAGTAGTCACGCCAGCAGTCCGCACATCCAGTAACGCACTCAATGTCAGCGGGACAGCCGCCAGATTGGGCATGAAGTTCGGAGGAGAGCTCCAAAGCCGCTTCCAGCTCCGCGACTCTGGCGCGCAGGCCGGCAATGTCTTCAGCATATGAATCGGTATATATTAGAGGACAGTGTGTTAATTGTTCTTCCCATGAAGTTAGACAAATTGGCGATTTACCATATAACTTAATTGCTCTGCAAGCATCGTCGACATCCCTTAACGGGCAATACAAACAATGTCTTTCGTCCTTAAATTCAAGTTTCAACAAATACTGTTTCATTGCTCTACACACTTCCTCTCTTCCCGCAACGGGCACCACGACGGGGACAATTCCATCTCCTTGGAGGTAATACTGCGATTATTTATTCTGCATACAGGCGTATCTTCATAATCATCAAAAAGCGGTGCCTTGCTAACCCGCAACATTTTGCACTCACTACACCTTGGTACTGGCATCTAATCAGCTCCCTTCTTTTCATGCCATCCCCATTCGATGCAATTAAGAGCTTGCTCTCTCACTTCTTCATCTATTTCGGCGTCCGTTGCTGTATCTTCAACTTCTATTTCTCCTTCATGAGTAACACCTGCATATCCAGTGTTTAACTTCCATTCGATTATTCTCATAGCTCATTCTCCCTTCACGGCAGCAAGGGCATTATCCAACCGCAAGTATGTCTGGCTCCATTCTGTGCCGTCTTTTGTATCAGTGAATATGAGATATGCTCTCAGCAACGGTAAGGCTTCCTCCGCCGCATCGCGCACCGCTCTCAACGCTTCCGACTCTTTTAACAGACAGTCGCCGGGGTGGAGAGCAAAAGCATTGCCGTGGTCTATAATGTTGGATGGACACCATTCTTCGTGATCAGTCCAATATTCTTGTGCATTCGCCGCTTCCTCGTGGTTAAGTTTGTTGCCGGTTTCATCAACGGGATACCCGTGTGCATGGCAATATCTGCATTGACCCCACATATCTTCGTTTTCTGTGATTTGGTTGAAAACATTAACCAGCCCCGCATTGTCCGCTCTTAGCGCGGCGTTCTCGGCTTGGAGTTGGTCTATTGCAGCCTGGCAGTCCCAATCCGCTTTGTTTCGTGACTCAAAATATAAATCGGTAAGCCGTTTGTTCTCGGCCTGTGCCGCCTGGAGCTGGGCTTCGAGGTCGGATACACAGCCTCTGCAAGTTCTGCAAAGCATGCTTCCCAACAAGTTGCATTTACTGCAAGTATTATTCATCCCGCTATCCCTCCAATCCGTGTCGCTCATTCCAGTCTGCAATCGCTTCCTCTGGTTCATCAAATTTGTAAATGCGCTGCGCCTCGCAGCTTGTACACCTTGCCCATACCATGTCACATTCACCTGTCAGTTCTGCTGGAAATCCGCAGAATGGGCAGGGAAGTAATTTTTCGTTCATCCCGCTATCCCTCAATTCAGCAAGAACCTTGACTGCGTTATCCATACCAACCAGCAACCAGCGGGTTACTAAATCGCTCAAACTACCATCGCCATATTGGTGGCCCTGCAATTTTTCCTCTAACCCTTCAAAATTGGCTGCCGCAATCGTTTCGGTTAATTCGTGTTTAGCAGCCTTTATGACATCCCGCAGCCGCTCGGCTTCGGCTACGTAGTAGGGCAGGGCTTCGCGGGCTAGGGTGATAAAGTCCATATCTTCCGTTCTTTTCGGTTTGTGCAATCCCTTACATATGCCCTGACGGCAATCGTCTTTATCATATTTGTCTTGGACAACGAATTCGTTACCGGGTGTTGTTACCCATTCTCCTGGGGTTGCCGCCTCGCAGACTTCCAAAACGGCGTTAGAATCTTTGTAATCGATCATCGGGCCACACCCCCTTCACATCTCCAACATTCAGGGGCCTTACCTACACAGTGATCTGGCCCCCACTCCTTGTCCTTTGCCGGGCAGTTTTCCGGTCTATCCTCGCCAAATCCGGCTTCCGGCATCTGAAAAACATATCCCGCATGGCGGTTGTCTCCCCATCCTTGTATCATATCTACAACCTGCAGAGCTTCAGCCTCGCTTCGGTATTTACCTAAAGGCGACCCCGCCGTGTTTTCTAAGTTATTGAAATCACCAATTACGGCAAAATTGTTATTTATCCATACAAAATTGACATTGGCTAGGTATTTGCGGTCTTGGCTGCGAATCCAAATCCCCATATTATCCCTCGCTTTCTATGAAGCCAGCCCTGGAATCGAACCAGGTGCCAGACTGTGTGCGGAGTCTGGCTGGGCTACCACTGGCACGTTAGGTAGGGGCCTACGCCCCCACCTGTCCGTATTTCTCAATCCATTCATAAACCTTGTTGATCTCCTGCTTGGTCAGCTCCCTGCTAGAGGCCTTGCCCATATCGGCTATCTTGGTCTTTATGTCAGCGTTAGGGATGCCTTTGCCTTTTGCCATGGCAAACAGTTTTTTGAGTTGGGCGTCGGAAGCAAGTTCGGTGCTGGTTTGTGAGCTTGCAGGGGCCGACTGTGGCCTTTGTGGTTGACTCGTTGTATCGTTTCTGTTGTTGTTATATTTCGTAGAATCGCTGTCCCAATAAACATCGGCTGCAACGCCCAAGGCCTTACAAGAAACGCTTATTGCATCCGTAAGAGCCATTTTAAAACATTCGTCCGAAGTATATAGGCCGCTGCTCTCCTTGGCCACAAATGCGCTTCCTCCGGTTCCGGGTATAGCATCAGACCATTGCCCGTCAACTTTAACAAATAGGTCGATATTGACAAAGGCGGCTATCTCGTCTTTCCCGCCGGTTTCCAGCCATTGCCGGGTAATTACATATTTCCAGCCTATCCCGCAGGGGCCAAATTGTTCGGTCAGAATCTTTAGTCTCCACATAGGGTTTATATCCGACTTGCCCTTTAATCGCCCACCTGTTATAGTTTTAAGTGCATCACTGGGTACCGCTCGGCAAGCATTATAAATAGCTAAATTATCCACCTATACCGCCTCGCTTTCTTCTTCAAAATTGACCTTTGATCCGGCATCGCAGAACCGGGCAACTCGGCAATATCCAGAACATTTCCTGCCATCCCAACTCTCCTCGTCGCTACAGGATTCCGGAGTACAACCGGTATCTAATGCCCATATCAAATTGTCTCGCTTAGTCTGCAGGTAACTTCTGACCTCTTCATCTGGCAGCCGCTTGACCGGGATCAAATAACCATTCTTGTCTACTCCCCTGCCTATCGCCATATAGGTTCCACCGTCACGGACTATAGCTTCCACTGCCATGCTCTTTACCTCAAACCCTGCCGCCTCTAACATCATCCGGTAATGGTTTAATTGAATCTCTGTATCCCGCATATCTGGCTCGGCCCGGACTACAATCTTTTTGGTTTTCGCCAACCCCTTCCGGGGGCCAGACTTGAAAAACTCTCCGGTTTCCACCGTTTCCTGTTTGAACCCCAGAGCCTTCATGACCTTGTAACTCCCCCACGTCTTGGTATCGTAAAGACTGCAATCCTCCGGGTCGTAGAAGTCAAATTGCCCTGAGCCTATATCATCATGCAGTCTTTCTTCGGTCAGTTCGTTGTCCGTGAACTCTTCCAGGAAAGCATGGGCTTTACTACCAAGCACTCTGAACAGTTCCCCCATCGGGTCTAAACTGTACCCGGTCTGTGTGATCTCCAAATAAGCCTCGCGGGTTCCTTTCAGCAGTTGGGTAGTGGAAGGTTCGCCCTTCCACTCCCGTTGCTCTGCAATCATTCTCAGAGTTCGCTTACTCAGACAGCGGTTTCCCATCCTGCAGGATTTTAGGCAATCAGCGAAAGGAACTTCTGCCCCGTCCGGGCATTTAAATAATGTCGCTGCCATCTATACCGCCTCCCCCAAGTCTCTTTTCTCCAGCGCGAAGAACTTAACCCCGTTCACCATGACGTACAGCTCCACCGGGAAATCCTTGCTATCCCTGCCACACCCCAAATGTTGCGGGAAGTGCTTTTTGAAATCCGCCGACGACATATGAAATCCTATTTCCCCCTGCACAAATGTCGTGTCATACATGCCATACACGCCATAGTCGCTTTTCAGCTCTGCCATGGCGTCCGCTATCTGTTTGCTTAGTTCGTTTATGCGGTCCACCGCTATCCCTCCATTTCATTCAATACCCTCTCGGCTGCGAAGTATGCTTTGTTAATGAGGCTAACAACCTCGTCAGCCTCGTCAAACATCAGGTCATCTGCCAGGCTATCCAGTGTGAGCAGGACGTTTTCCAGCGCATCCCGCTTGCGGGTGTCGATTACCAGTTCGAGCTTGCGCCAGTTGGAGTCTATTACCATGGGGTTATCTGTTGCTAGGTTCATCTGTGGGCCTCCCTTCCTCTTGCCTACCTCGTAGGTATATGCTAAAATATCCGTAAGTTAATTTTTACTAGGCTCCACCATGCCCGGTGGGGCTTTTTCTTTGCTCTTTTAAACCTGGCTATCTCGCTAATTCTTTCCTGCTTGACGGACTGATATGTTTCCTCCGATATAAACCCTGCGTTATAAAGGTTCCTTACGCTCCCCATCGGCAGCCCCTGAACCATTTTGTCGTTCAAGTACCGGGAGAAGTTTCTCACGCTGTATCCCGCCACTGAAGCCGCCTCGCTAACCCTGCCCTTTAGTTCTTGCTTTAACAGGACATTACTTGACATTTACCAGCACCTCCCTTCCATGGAATAATAAAGACAGTCAAGGTATCTCCCCCCCTCCCTGCCGCTCTGATCTCCCCCAGGGCGGCTTGCTTGACAAGTTATCTGGCCATCTTTTGCAGGGTCTTGGTGACGCTTATTGGTGTTCTCCCCGGCCGCTTGGCTATCTGCATGAGCTTTTGTTCATGCTCCTGTATAAATGTCGGCTGGGCTTTATACCAGGCCTCTAGTTCGTCGGGGTCGGCCTTGTAGCGTCCGGCTATCTTTCTGACCGGGAATGTTTCGTCACGCTGGCACAGCTTATATAGGGTGTTTTCGTGAATCCCCAATATGTCTAAGATTTCGTTGACGTTGAGAAGTTTTTTCAATGCTTGTCCCTCCCTTATTTACCAGGAATTATTTTCCTCCTGTCGAATTAGGTAGTTGTCCAGACTATTCCATTCGGGGGGAGGTGAATAATATGGCTCTAAAATGTCCTTTCCAGTCGGAAAACGGTAAGCCCAAAGACTGTTCGGACGACTGCGCTTTAATTGTTGCTACAAATAATGTCCTTACTTGTGCTATTGCCCAGTTGGCAGAAAACGTGGCTGTGCTGTCCTCTAAGATTCAGAAATAATAGCCTCAACCTTTTCCTGGGCCTTCTTAAGAATAAAAGTAGAGTTGAGAAGGCCCGGACTATTTTTCTTAAGCAGTTCAACAATTTCATTCGCAATGTGGTCTGCTTTGGCGCCAGTGATAGTCATGTTATACCTCCTTTCTGGTTGGCTTTTTATGCAGTTTGGGTATGCTATTTGCAGTCGGTGCCGGTTGGCTTGATGTCGCTTTTCCCTTTTGGGAATGACGAAGGTAAAAAAATTTGTTCGGGTTTCATTCCGGCAATAATTAAACCGGAAATAAACTTGCCTCCGGCCTTGCGGTTGCCTCGCAAGACCCGGAAAAGATAGCTATGGCTGATTCCCATTTTTACAGCCATTTCTCTCTCGGTTAAATTGTTGATACTCATGAAATTTTCAACGGAAGTTAAATTAACCTTGTCCACGCTTTCACCTCAGTTCTTTTGCCTGTTGGTAATATACTATTACACGTATTGTCTCTTGTCAACAATTTTTTCCCTCTTGGTAAAAGGTTTTTTAAATCATTTGCCAAAAGACAACAACGAGGAGTGATATCTTGGAAGCAAGCAATTTTGGCAAACTACTCACAAAGCTACGCGAAGAACAGCGTTATTCCATGAACGCTCTTGCGGATTCAGCAGGTGTAAGCGTTGCCCATATATCTCGAATAGAATCGGGAGAAAGGCCAGCTCCCTCTCCAAGTTTTATAAAAAGACTTTCTACGGCAATTGGGCATTATGAAGAAATGATGGAAACGGCAGGATATATATCTTGCGTAAAAGAATCTTCGCAAACTTATATCCCGAACCTTATTCCATTAGAAGAGTCATATCTGATTGACTTGCCTGTTTATGGAAGAATAGCAGCCGGCGAACCCATGACAGCTATACAGGACGTTGAAGAGCATATGCTGATGGACACCCGCTTCTTTAATATGAACGGATATACCAAGGAAGATTTTTTCTTTCTGCGAATTAAGGGGACGAGCATGGAGCCTACCATAATGGACAAAGACCTTGTTTTAGTTCGCAAACAGCCTACGGTAGAAAACAACGAAATAGCCGCCGTTATGTGCGATAACGAGGATGCAACCGTTAAAAGGGTCATGGTAGCTGGAGATAAAATAATCCTGCATTCGGATAACAAAGAAAAACCGCCCATGATATTTAATTGTTCTGATTGCCAGATTATAGGAAAGGTTATAAAGAAAATTGGGGATGTGAAATAATGGGGGATCTTTATGTTTAACGCGGATAAAGATATTGCATTAACACAACTAAGGGCCGTAGTCGAATATGGCTCTACCTTAATAAACAAGGGAGACTCTTCTTTATTTAAAGAAAACATTGAACAAGTATTTGGTAAATTGTTTGAAGGTTATGGCCAAGAGGAATTAGAAAGATTGCAAACTCATTTGTGGATATGGTCGATAAAATTAAAAGACTCTGGAAAAGTCATAATAGATTTTGAAGACGAATATCTATCTGTCGAATACGTTCAACCCGACCTGCCTAACATTACCAGAAGAGCTTATATTATAAACAATCTAAAGGAATATGTCTTATTCCTCTTTATTTTTATAACTTCAGTATTTAGCGGGATTGGAATTGAAAAAGAATTAAAAAACATCCATTTTACCGAAGCTAGTATATGCGGTTTTATTTGGATATTTTTAAGCTATACGATTATTTTCAAGGCTTGCGAATCAAAAAATAAGAGGTAGCCTATGCCAGCAAACAGATTTTACAAACAATGTTTCGACAAAGGTAAATAATGACAGCGTTGGCCGATAAATATTGACTGACTAAAAAAGGAGCTTGGTATTATGGCTATTTATACTCCGAGGGGCTTAAAAATCAGATTCTCAACACCTTATTCCTTTTCTTTGATGGCTAGATTATTCCCAGAAATCACGCCTTTTAGGGTGTTAAAAAAGACTGAAGCAATAGAAAACATACCTGATGCGCTTGCCGCCATTGGAGCCTTGGTAATAGCGTTCTTCTTTCCTAATATGTCTTGCGTAAAGATTTTTGGCGCGATTACGGCTATATACCTTGTCGGATCTTTTATGAAGCTAACTGGGTTATTCTTTATTCCGCTAATTATCCCAATATCAGAAGCGTTTTCTTATATTCAAGGATACGGAATAATTACAATTGCTCTTGGAGTTATTGGATATTTTAAAATCGGACTAACGAAAACAATTGTTTTAATTCTTGTTCTCTTGGCGACCAATATTGTCGATTATTTATTAGAATTTATTCGAGCATTGCTATGCAAGGCCATGAATAAGCCCTATTTGGGAATGTCTGAATTGGATTTTATTAATGCGTATAAGATGCTGGCGGCCAAAACAGGGAACAGCGCAGATATAAATGTATCGCAAATAGAAATTGACAGCGAAGCCTGGCAGGAACCATATATGTGGCTCGAATATAACTGGCCCGAAGTAACTTGCAGATACACTGCTTATTGATGTGAAAAATTTATTTAAGACAAGATTGGAATTGGCAATATGCACCGATATGTCGATCTTTAGGGGAGGTAAGGGAATTGAACAAAGTTTTGTTAAGAAGAATATCTTTAGCAATATGCGTTTTGCTGCTTGTAGCTCTGCCCTTCAGGTGGGAAAAGGGGCCGCAGCAAACTATATCAAAAAACAAAAGCACAAAGTGCACCGTTATATATAAAACTGACAGATGGACCGGGGATCAATGGGTAAAAATATATAAAATAAGCCGTAGTAACATAAATGTTAATTTTATTCCCGTAGCATTAGAAAATCTCAATAGGAGTATTCCAGAAAAGCCTTGGCCTGGATGGGGGTCTCAGAATTACGATAAGCAATTGAAGAAATGGGAGGTCAAGGTTGCTTTAATCAATGCGCAAAAGGCCAGCCTGCGGAAAGAATATAATGATCGTCGGAACACAGCCAGTGCCGTATGGGCGGGGCTGTTCTTAGTATCAACGTTATTAGTATGGCTAAACGACGAATGGTAAGGGGGAAAGATAATGCTCAAAAAATGGACAACCGTTTTATTGCTTCTGGCCTGCCTGTTTCTGGTCGGCTGCTCAACAAGTACAGAACAAGAAACAATATCTCCTGACGAGCTAATGCCGGAGCAATCCGAATCAGTCAACCAAGATTCCGGCCAATATGTCGGTTCGGTCAATTCCGATAAATACCACTTGCCGGATTGCCGGTGGGCCGGGAAAATAAAGCCGGAGAATGAAGTCTGGTTTGATACCAAAGAGGAAGCGGAAGAACAAGGATACATACCATGCAAAACGTGTAAGCCATAATAGCAGTGGCCTTATATTGGCTGTGGAAGGTGTTAGGGATATGAAAAAGCGATTAAAAGGCAGCATTACTGAATTGATAAAAAATCAAAAATATAGAATCTGCGTCAACATGGGCTATGATCCTGCGACGAAAACTTATCCCAAGAAAAGGCATATATTTTATGGGACAAGGGACGAGGCCCAGGCATACCTTCGAGACTGGCTTAATGAACTGGAGAACCCAGAGGAAGAATACGCCCAGGAAACAGTCAGTCAATGGCTGGACTCTTGGCTGGAAAACGATGCAAAGGTTTTGCTCAAATGGGAACAGAATACCCGCAAGCGCAAAGTGCAGATTATAGATAACAATATCAAGCCGTATATCGGAGACGTACTGCTGCCCGATCTGGATGCCGACACGATATTAAAAATGTATTCCGATTTAAAAAAGGAAGGTCTTGCTTCCCGCACCCTGCGGCACATACATGCCACGCTTAACCAATCCTTGAATCACGCTGTAAAACGCAAAAAAATACCCTTAAACCCCGCGCAGGGTTTAACCCCTGCACTATCCCTGGAAGACGATAAGGATAACTGGGTAGTTTTAAATCAGAAGCAATTAAATGCCTTTCTGGAGAACATAAAGGCCCATGCACTTTATACACTAATATTCACGGCTGCCTATACCGGAGCCAGGCAATCAGAGCTGCTTGGCCTTACCTGGAATAAGGTTCTATGGAAAAAGAAAGCTATACGGATAGAGCAGGCCCTTCACCGGGACGATGAAGCAGAAAGCGGCTTTGAGCTGCGGCCCCGGACAAAACGGAGGGGGAGCAAGCGGACCATTGACGTATCAAGCAAGGTAATCGAGTTGCTTAAAGAATTGAAAAAACAGCAGGAGGAAAGCGGATATAAAGGGGACCATGTTTTTGTTAAACCCGACGGGCAGTTTTATGATGCCAGCATATTAAGCCGCAGCTTCGGGCGACTGACAAAGAAACACGGCCACAAGGGTATGACGTTCCACCATCTGCGCCATACGCATGCGACTATTTTGCTTTCACACGGAGCCTACATCAACGAAGTGGCTGCCAGGCTGGGGCATACTGATCCACGTACCACGTTTGCCCTATACGGTCACGTCATGCCCGGCAGAGAAGCAACACTAGCGCAATTCTTTGACAAGGTTATGAATGAAAACAGTGTGTCTAAAACGTGCCTAATCGGGGGTAAGAAATACAGGTTTAAGAGTGTTAAAAGGTGGAGCAAAGGGGACAAGAAAACCACCGACTAAGCGGTGGCGTTGGGTTTTTATATGGTGCGCCCGAAGGGAGTCGAACCCCCGGCACACGGTTTAGGAAACCGTGTTTCATGTGCCTTTATCCCCCTATTTTTCGGGCTTTAATAAATTGTAATTTTTGTTTGTGCCTAATTCGTGCCCAAAGAACATTTGTTTGTACGCTTTTGGGTGCTCAAAACTAACATTAATAATAATATAGAAATTTAGTGCCGATGTCAATTAAACCAATAAACATAAATGCCGGGGCATTACACCCCGGCTAAAATCTCATTCCCCCGCCTTGTCCTTCGTGGCCTTATTCCCAAAGTAGAACACGATCCCGGTGGTTGCCATCGTCCCCAGGGCAGTAAACTTATTTCCCGATACTGCCGGGGTAAAACAGGCAATTATGAACGCTCCTGTAAGCGCATAGGCCAGGATTGCCCTGGTGCCTCCAAATTTCTTAATCATGCTATTTTCCTCCTGACTTTTTCATCACGTTTAAAGCAACTTGCAAAACGAACCACTTCGGGGCCGGGTCGTCCGGGTTATGCTCTCCGGTTATAAGCTCTTTGTTTTTGGCCTCCAAAACGATTGATTGTTTTTTCGCTCCCCATTCACTGACCGGCTCTGCCTCTGCCGATTCCTTCATATCGCCCCACGGGAACAGCTTGCCGGGGCAAGCGGTCGGGTGTTTTTTAGGATCAACCTGGAAATGGCCTATAACCGGGATATTGCCGTAAGCCTTGCGTATATCTTTTATTAGTCCGGCCAGCGCTGTCATTTGGGCCTGAGTAGGCGGAGCCGTCTCAAAATTACCGGCCAGACATATCCCCAGGCTGTCAAAGTTGGCCCCGATTGCATGAGCGCCTACTGCCCAATCGGGACGGCCTATTTTGGTTTTACCATCGGCCTCAATGAAATAGTGGTACCCGATCATTGTCCAGCCTTTATTTTTGTGCCAGCTGTCCACCTGCTCCATGGTTGTACCCGGCGCACTGGCTGAGTGGTGTATGACTACCCGTTTTGTGTTTTTACGATGTTCCAATGCCACTTTAAAGCCTCCTTAAAATGCCCTGGCTCCAAGAAAGCCGCAAATGCCCGTTAGTATTCCTATCAGCGTTGTGGCCCACAGCGGCAGCCGGTTAGCCAGTTGCTCCTTGATCTCCTTAACGTCATCCTTAAGTTCTCCAACAACATTGAACAGGGTCTTGACCTGTTCCTTTAAGGCCGTGATTTCTTCCTGCGACAATCCCATCCCCTCCCAATAAATTAATAAGGCGGAATTACTCCCGCCCGGACAAATTTAGACACTCATAACAATGTAGGTTTTTGGTATAATAGAACTGAGGTGATACCGTGCTGGAAACGATATTTCAGATAGTAATAATCGTTAATGTTATATGGTTCGTCCAATGGCTTGCCTACCGTGAACGGCGCGAGTACAAAGAGTATCGCGCCTGGAAGAAGCGGCAACCTCAAGCTGCGCCTCAACCCGAACCGCCGAAAGCGCCAGACCCGCCCGTAGATCATCCAGATGTTATCATACTGGATAAGTACAGGCAAGCCCGTTAATTGTGCTTTGCCTTTAAGCCCCGGCCTTTCAAAATATCCTTCTTCGCTTTCTCGTTGGCATCATCCAGAATGTTTATAATCCGCTTAGTTTCTCCCCTTGTAGATAGGCTAGGCGATAACCGGCCGATTTTCTCGTTTGCATATTCCCCAACCATGCGCTGATAATTGGAATATTCTTGCGGGGTTAAGTCTATGCGCTGGGAATGATCACTCCCCCGTGGCGTAAATTCAATGTACTTCTTAACCGTCCGGGGGAATACCTCGGAATTGCCTGTCTTGTTGAAAACATCCATAACCCTTTCGGCAGCAGGCAACGGCTTGTACTGGCTCACAAACGCCGGATTCACCAGGACGTTAAAAGCGTTATTGCCGGTCAGGTTGTTCTCGCCTTTCTGGTAAGTCGGTAACGGTTGGCCTAACGTGCCGTGAGCCTTGGGCAAGTCACTGGCTGCACCCGGGATCTTTGTTTTGGCCTTGTTGCCCATTTCGGTCAAGTAATCCGGGCTGTAAGTAAGCCGTTTCTGGTTGTCCATGAGCTGCTTGACCTGGTTTAACAGGGTAGGCATGAAGGAAGCCGGGACACCCTCAAGCGTTTTTAACGCCCCGGCCGCAAGGTCGTCATCCTGCCCACTGAATAACTGCTGCACTCCCTGCATAACCGGTTGCTCAGCAAATGAATTGATGCCAGCCATCAAGCCGCCAGCCCCGAAGGTCAGGGCTGCGCCCAGTTTGCCGACTACGCCTCTTTTCTCACCCTTGTTTTTGTCGATATCTGCCCCCATTGCAAGGCCAATGGAATTTGGCTGGAACCAGTCATAGGATAACGTAATATCTCCTTTCCTTAGTTTAGCCTCGTTGGGGTCAAATCCGCTTGCTATAAATCGTTTCAACCCAGAAGCGTTGAGCTTGTACTGACCAAATCCGGCTTGCGCTTTAAGATTTTCAATGTCGTAATCCCGGTCTGGACTGCCTGTAATCAGTCCCAGTTTGTGCATTAATGCGCCAGCCCCTACCAGCATTGTAGAGCCCACCAGGGCGCGGCTAGTTGCCTCTACAAAAGCCTTTTGGTTAAACTCTTTCCCGAATAAGGGCTTTCCCATCTCCATAATGGTCTTGATAAAACCGGCAGGCGAATACTCAATGCCTCGGCTTAAGAGGTTACCGGGAGTTTTGGGGTACTTGATTATAAAGTCGCCAGCTCCAAAATCTTTACCAAGGTTCAATGCCCTCTTTATCCTGGTAAAGGCATAAGCCGCCGCGCTATCGTCCTGGAAGGTGCGATATAGGCCGTCATAATGAGCTATTTCCTCCATCTGCTCCGTGGTGGGCGGCTTCTTGGACTTGGCCGCTGCCGCCGTCTGCTGCCTTAGCGACTCGTCGTAAGCCGCCTGGTAGAACGCCCGGTCAGTTGCCCTGAGTTCAATATTCATAGCGGTTTCTAATTTAGACAGCGGGCCACTTCTGAATGTCCTGGTCTGGGGTATATCGAACTTGCCGCCCTTCATAGCGCTGGTGTCAATGCCCATCAGAGCATCTTCAAGGCCAAGCTTAAAGCCCTGCTGCGCACCCTTGCCCTGGGTTGCCAGGGACGGCAATACCTTAGTGCGGTTACCGGTTAGCAATCCGGTTGCCTTATCCAGTCCGGTACCCACAACATCACTAATATTCTCCATCCCAGCAAAGCCGACGTTACCAACAATGTTTCTGGTTGCCGTCTTGGGATTTAGGAGTTGCGCCATAGTCTGTATCGTAGCTATTCTGCGTCCCCAGCTTACGGGTATTTGGGCGGCAATAAGGTCAAGCGCCTGCGCCGTTTTGATTTCCTTCGCCCTACCTTCCATGCCGTCAGCCTGCTTCATGATATCAATGATCTTCTTGGCGTCTGCCTCGCTCAGCTTGATGCGCTTCTTGTTCCCTGTCCTGGCCAAGTCGTTATTGGTATTTTTGACTACCTTCTGGGCGTATGACAACATACCTTCGGGTGTCAGTCTGCCCCACATGGACAGGGCTTGTATAGCCTGCCCTGCCTCGGTAGCTTTCTTCGCCAGGGATTCCGTGAGATCAACCGCAAGGGCAATGTCCCCGCTATCGTTAGCTTCCTTGACCAGCAATAAGCCGGCAGTATTGTCTATCCTGTCCGCTGGCTTGTCGCTCAATATTTGCCTAATAACAGCATCTTTGTCTTGCGTGATAGCTTCTTTAGCCTCAACTAAAGTCTGCTCGTTGCTGATCGGGTCATAAGCGCCCCGGCCTCCCGGCTTGATTTCGTTCGCTAATCCTTCGGCTGTTTCCTTGGAGGCCCATTCAGAGTTAGCAGCGGATATACCCAAAGATCTTGCTCTCTGCCCTTCTCCTACTGCTGCACCCTTGGCGATATTAATCATTTGCCCGCCAACTCGTATATCTGTTTTCCCGGTCTTGCTTAATTGCTGAGAGTGCGCCCAAAGATTATTGAGGATTCTGCTCTGTACTTCCGGGCTATACCCGTTTAACTGTTCCTCGAACTGCTGCCGGATAAGGTTATCAAAACTAGTCCTATCGCCCTTGCGGGCATTAGCAGCTCCGTATTCGATCATTGCCTTAATGTCGTCCATCGGGGAGCGGGCTTTGCCTTGGCCCAATTTGAAGTTTAAGTTTCCTTCCATCTTTGCCGCCGGTTCCCGCCACTTACCCCCGAACTGTTCTACAAACTGCCGTTCGCCCTGCATGTTGTTAAGGTGGTCGCCAACCTTCGGGGCTATCGTATCGCGGTATGCCTCTAAGTCACTGATATACTTAACCATAGATTGGTCAGAACTTACTGCTTGCTTAAATTTGGCTATGAGCTGGTCAATAACATCAATTACTTTCTGGATTACCTGGGGGGACGATTCGCGTACCTTATTCCAGAAATCGGGGCGTTCCATAACCTCGCTCATTATGTCACTGTTAAACTCTCTCCAAACTTCATCCGGGGTATATCCCTGCCGGGTATAGTGTTTAACAATTGCGCTGTTATCTGTTGCAAATGAACGGGTAATGTTAATAAATTCATTGTGTAACTTGGGGTCGGTGGCCTCGATGGTGTGCACTACTTCATGCTTAGCTACATACATGACCGGGTCAGGCGTTTTTTCGTTAAGATATATCTGCCGTCCCAAACTCATACCTTGATTGTCGGTGCCCTTAACAGGGATAACCCCTTTAGCCCCAAACAATTTAGAAATGGTGTCTGCTGCCTGCATATCTGGCCTTTTCATAGCTTCGGGTACGTGTTCCACTTTGCCGCCGATCTTAAACGGGCCAATTTTCCTTTCCGTAAGTTTGTTGAGCTCGTCTATTTCAGGGAGCGAGGAAGGATTGCGTTTAAAGGCAATGCTCGGATTATTCTCTATCATTTCCTGTTTAATTACCTTCTCTGGTGGGTATTTCATATTACCCAGTTTACCCCGAAGATTGATGCTTGGAGAAGCAGGCAACCCCTCCGGCAATGCCAAAGGCATTCCGGGGGCATTTCTTGCTACTCCGTAAGGGTCTACGTGATAATTCGCCCCTAGCTCAATGGGCGGCTTGCCCGTGGGAGCGGTTTTGTCCTGCCAGTATTCCCAATTTGGTATCTTACCTTCCGGTAATGCCAAAGGTTGTTTGCCAGACGGCAAGGGCAAAGTCGTTCTGCCCTCAATGGCTAACGGTTGCTTGCCTGCCGGAAGCTCTGCCCTGGGTTCTCCAATATGAGTTCGCCCCAAAGGGCCAACCGTAAAGTCCGGGACAACTTTTTTGGGGCCAGTCTGCATTTCGGGAATGATATTCGCCCAATCTTCTGGCTCAATCACCTCTGCTTTTAATGCAGGCTTATTTGTTAATTTAGGGGTATTATGCAAGTTAAGCATTTCACCAGTATTGCGAGCAGTCCCCCTCATCAGCGGGTTAAGCTTGTCAACCCCGCCGACGCCTACCCACATTGCCGGGTCGGTAGCATCTATCAATGCCTGAGATGCGCCGCCTAAAAACGGGTGTTTTTGGTTGAACGCAGTATATTTTTTCACTGTTTTTTTGGGCAATGCAGGTGCAATAATATCCTGCGCGTAGCTGGTTTCTTTTGGGACATCCCAAAAACTGCCCCCGGTCAATGCTTTGTTGCCGCCTATAGCAGTATGCCTTGCAAATTCAAAAGGAGCATCGGCTATGCTAACTGCAGCATTAACTAAGCCCTTACCGGATTTTACGGCGATATTATCGTTTCTTTTAATGGGCAAAACATTTTTTGTAAAAAGGTCTTCGCCTACCGTTGGGTTCTTTGATGCTTCCTCCAACTGCCTAAAGCCAGCGCCGGTAGTACCGGCAGGCTTGATCGTAGTTTCCAGGGGCTCTACCCCCCAATTATTAGCCCATTCTTCGTCATTTTTTATACTTTTCTTATTGCTGGCTAGTTTTTTTGTATTTTCTTTTTTTGTTGGGGCAGATTGCACTTGCCAATTCTTTTCCCAGTTCTTCCGTTGATCCACAATACATCACCCCTATTATTAGCCAATATCGTCAGGATACAGTGTTTTTAATTGATTAAGAACAGCATTGCCCGTTGAATAATCAAGCCCACCCGCTTTAATGTTCCTTATAACTTGCTGATACATGTCGTTAGGCGATCTAAATTTAGTCATATTAGACTGAATATAACTCGTTGCTTTTTCTGTGACTGTTGGGGGTTTAGCTTTGCCGCCTCCCTTGCCGCTCGTCTTGTACGGCTCATTGGCGTCACGCAAATAATTCTTGGTCTGCGCCTTGATCTGGTCTATCTGTGCCTGGGCGGTAGCGAAGTCCAAAGCCCCGACTTCAACCTGCTGCTTCAGCCTCTGGGCTTGCAGCTTCAGTGTTTCGGGTGCATAAGAATTTGCAATTTCCTGGTAGGCATTTTCCAGCGTCGCCCTCTCGTTGGTCAGTAGTTGATGCTGATAATCCGGGTTGCTGGGTGATCTGCTCCAATCAAACTCCTGCCCTGCCAACGTGCGAGTGTTGCCCATGTTGCCGGTTAATTGTGCCTGTTGCAAAGCATAAGCCCTGTCAGCGTTCCACTGGTCAACTAGGCTCTGCATAGCCTGCGTCTCAACATCGGCATTAGCCGCCGCCGTATCATAAGCATAACCAGTCTCTACATTGGCCCTCTGCCGCTCAATAGCCGATAGGTCGGAAGTTTCCGCCCTGTCTAACGCCCCTATCTCTCCCTGTAATCCAGCATTGCGGTAAATTTCAGGCATAGCCCCAGCCGCACCCTTGATTCCTCTAGCAGCCATATACTGGGCGAAATTCATAGCCCCCACGTCACTTGCCGCCGCCGCTTGATTGCGCTTGTCGTAGTATGCCGGGGAAACATTGGCTTTCTCAGTGTCAAGTCCAGATAAGGCGGTTGCCTTGGCCTTGTCCAGCGCGGCAAATCTGGAAGCTTTCTGCGCCTGTGCAAGCTGGTTGATGTAGTCTGTAGTATCATTATCTCCCTGGTAGGACTGAGCAGCATTAAAGTCCATGGTCGGCGTCGGCTGGTAATCAGGGTTAGCCGGGTTGGATGGTGTTTGCTGAAGCAAAGCCTGGTTGTCATCGGCCCCAAATAAACTGTTTACCGCACCGGGATCAATTACATAATGGGTGCCTGTAGCCGGGTCGAATCTGGTACCGGGTATGTTGCCGATATTGTATGCGGTACCGCCTATTGTTATCATCCCGGTTTTTTCATTCCAGTTGGGAGCCATCCCCAGGTTGCTCATGTAGTCACGCAAACTAATTGTTTGGCCCTGCTGGCCTGCCCCTCCGGTCGTAGCCGTTTTTGCCCGGCTAATGGCGTTTTTAATCGCAGCTACGGTTATATCTTTTGGTGCTGCCTGTTGCGCGCCGGCCGGGTTAAATTTATAGGTGCCGTCCCGTAGGTCGGATGTCCCTCCGGTTCTCTCCCAGCTATAGTTCATGTCTTGGGGCTTCTGGACACCGCCGGAAGCATATGCCCCAAACCTCGGCTCGTTAGCATTACCTCGGTACCGCACCGTATTGCCCATTTGGTCTGTTCTTTGGGTGGGCGAAATGAAGTTCTGCCCCCCGGTCATATAGGGGGAAACATAAGTATATGTGTCCCTGCCGGTTGAATAACTTGAGCCAACATGACCGCCTTTGGACGCATCTGTGATCTGTTGCTGAGAATACGGATCGACATTACCGCCTTGGTCGGCATAGAAGTTACTCTGTATCATGCCTCGCTGGGCATTGTTTACCCTCGGATCTACCCACAATGAATTGCCCGTGATATAGTTTTTATCAAAGTTACCGCTCATCAAGTCAGCGGTTGGTACATTGCTTAACCCTGCTAATCCGCTTGTGGGAGTCCATCTGCCGCTACTATCGTATGAGCCTCGGGTTGCACTTGAGTTTGCATTGTTAGCTCGCGCAAAAGTTTCCCTGGCTGCTTTCATAGCCGCAGTATCGCCGCGTGACTTCGCGGTCTCATAATCCCGTACGGAACTTGAACCGCCGCCTCTACCCATTGCTGCCCACCTCCTTGCCTATGTCCCGGTAATTAAAAACGGTAGCACCATGAAGGTCTACCGCCGCGAAGAAATCTTCTTTTAGAACCTCGTAGTATTTCAGATCATATAGCCGCCCATCGGAAAGCATAACCTCATCCCTGAACGTGCCGACTATTCGCACCCCGCATATTTCGGTTAAGCTGTCATAGAACTTCTCAGCCGGATTACCCACTACAACGCTCCACACAAGCCGGTTCATACCGAACTCGTTAAACAGCTTAATGTCGAAAGCGCCCATGTCCTGAGAGAAACATAAGTCTCTGTCAGGTATGAACTTTATGGCTTCCAGATCGTAGGCTGTTCGGGTTAAACGGTTGAACTTGGCTGACAGATAGCCGATAACCTCTCCGTTACAATTCATACTCACGAACTGAACTCCGTCAGAGCAGTTGTTCGCAAGCGGTATAAAATACTCAAACCCCGGGGTTCTTTGGTAGAACTTGTAACGCTCGTCAAAAAGCGTTGCCCGGTACCTGTCCTGCAGTTCGCTTAAGTGGTTGATTGCAAGACCCAGCATAGACATTCCTCCCCAATAAAAAAGACCCCGAAGGGTCAATTTTATTATTATTCTATTGGCTCATTACCTTGTTGTATGTCTGGTCTATTTTATTAATGTAATCCTGGTCAACTCCCAAAAGCTCAAGAGCCGCCATTTGCCTTATATACGCTTGCTTTTCCTGTTCTTTGCGGTCATAAAGTTTTAGCATGTAATAAGCATCATGCGTAGCTTCGTGGACTAATGTTCCGGCTAAATCTGCAGTAGTGCAACTTGGATCAGATAAGTATTTTTCATTAATGACTATAGCGCAATTCCCTGCCGTTTGAGCCACGCTATTATATCCTTCCATGCCGGGAGCGACTTCGCCAGTCTCAATCCAACTAACGTTTTCGCATATCATGCGGTAATCTAGCTGGTCTTTTTGGGCTAACAGGTCGAGAGCCGCCCGGATTCTAGCCTTAAAACTATCGTCCCCCTTAATCTCTGGAGGGTGCGGAATGTATTTAATGATTACCTGCCCATTTTGCCAGTCAACAGTAAAACCTAACTTTTCAGATACGAACCTGACCGGAACATAAATTCTACCATCTTTGTTGATTGTTTCGACGTTATAGCCGGTACTGTAAAGATTTTTGTCAATAACTATCGTGGTTGCCATCGCCGGGCTGACCATCAACATAAAAACCAATGTTAAGCCTAGCAGGTATTTTTTCATCGTATCAAGCCTCCTTTGGCAGTATTATACTCCATAATGCGGCAAATATCCTGCCGGGTGACACGGATTGGCGTGGTGCGCATAATTTGTCTACTGTGTAGTAATTAAGTTTTATAAAAAACCTTCCCGATTTCTGTGTGATTCCAACTACATTTATATACGATCCCTTTTAATCATGGTAAAGAGCCATAATAATCATGCCGGCAGTACCAGTAGGAGAACCAGATGCTTTCGACCAAGTGATTTTTATGCCCCCGTTTTGCATTGTTACTGCTCCTTGTACCGCATCACCAGCAGCAGTGGTGATTAAATATATAGCTTTGCCGCCAATAGCTTGTGTAGATCCGCTGGGCGACCTCGTAACACAACCCTGCCCATTGGATGCAGCGTATCCGTTAGACACAGAATCTATGCCTTGAATATGACCATTAATTACAATAGATTTAGGCGTTCTGCCGGTTACCAGAGATATGGTTTGATCTCCCTCAACAGATATATCCCTTGATGCGTATATATAATATGACATAGTTTCTGCCAAATGTGCATTAGCCTCCGCAATATGCGTCGCATTAAACCACGCCACAAAATTAGTCGCAAACTCATCAAACTTGGCCTTAAAATCGTCCTTCGCTAAGGCTCTTTCCGCTGGCGTAGTGCCTAACCCGGCTATTACGCTGGCCGTTACTGAGCATGTGGTAAATGCCATGTTATTGTCACCCCCTATTTTTTACTTCCCCACCTGTACGGGTCGGGAAGGTAAGAGACAGCACTACTGCGCCGTCCGTGTCGTCGTTTACCAGCTTTATCTTCAAATAGTCAATCTTCTTCGCCCTGATCTTCATTTTGAACGGCTGCGGGCTGTAGTTGGTTTCAAAGCTGAAGTCCGAAAAATCCCACGTTTCAAAAGAACTTAAAGAATAAGATATTGTCTTGACAAACTGATAATTCGAGTTGCGGTCAGTCTTGAGATAAACATCAACGTGCGCCTTTGTTAGCGGGAGCATGGATAAGAATAGCCTCTGGACGAACTTTCTCAGCCATTCTACACCGAAATTGAAATAGCCCATTTCCCATTCCGCAACGATGTTCGTCCCGTTGAAGGTTCCCAGGGTTTCATCGAACCTCATAATCTGCCCTGCGGTAGTTCCAAAATACAGATCTGCGCCAACCAGACAAAAGCAGGTCGGCGTGTCTGGAATCTCCAGAATATACCACGCTCCGCCCTCAATCCGGTAGTTAAAAATCCAGCCTTTCTTGCCTACACAGACTATATATTGGCCTTTGTCCGCCCAATCCACGGTCAAGGCCGTAGTCAGGTCAACCGCATCAAGGTCGTTCTGCACCCGTTTACTTATCCATTCGGCGTTCTTCTCGTTCATAACGTAGGTCGATACCCACTCATAAATACCCTTCCAAAGCGTGAAAGGGTTGTTTTTGATAATTTGCACCTGGCCTTTGGCTACATTGCCAACCTTGGAGTTTATCGGGTAAACCGGGAACAGTGCCATAATGGCCCCGGTTGTCGGGTCTATATAATCCTGTTCCTCTGAGTACCAGGCTGAAGCCTCGGCAGAATCCCCAGAGGTAAATATGATCTGCTTGTTGTATTGGGTGCAAATATCCGTGATCTCGTATTCCCCCACATCGGATTCTGCAAACTTAGGCCAGAATGACGGGTCGCTTGCTCCCGCCATCGTCACGCCAGAAGGATAGCGGGTATTCTTATGGTCAGCGTTGCCGAATATCCAGTATCGGGCGTAATATACCCCGCCATAGTAGCGGTTTTTAACTATTGTATTGCGGTCGCCGGTGACCGTCTTTGTCCATGTTATGGGGACGTTATTAACGCCGGTCGCCGGTGCAGCGGTAAATGTAACTGTTCCGTTGGGCTTGCTGACGGTGTAATCCGTTCCTTCGGACTTCAAAACCCCGCCGACGTAGACCGAATCGACCGAATCTATGCCCAATTCCGCAAGTTGGAAAACCGTCGCGGATCCGTTGCCGCTAAACTTCTGCGTTTTCTTGCCGGTCAGGTAATTGATGCTCTCCAGCATCGTCCCGCCGCCGGTCGGGGGTGCCGCCGTGTATACGGTCGGGACGTATCCCGCCACGGTTGCGATACTGCCGGTACCTGCCCAACTATACAGGTCGGTTCCGTCCATGATGTAGATGGTATTATTGGCAACAAAAAAAGTGGTGGGAAATGCGTCCACCACTGCGCCAAGGTCTGTATTCGCCGCCGTCGTTAGGTTATGCTCGTATACATGCCCGTTACAGGCGAAAATAAGATGCGCGGTACCGCTCAGGGAGCCGTGCCACATGCCGTTAATCTTGTGCGCCCCAAGCGTAGCGAAAAGCTGAGTGTAGCCGAACATCTTGCGCAGTTTATTGTCGTTGGTGATAATCCAGTTGCTCATGTTCGACGCCTCGCCCAACTCTAAAAGCGTCTCAGTCGCGGACTTGTTTACGCCTTTGAACTGGTCTATGGTGTAGGGTTGAAGAGCTGCCACTTGTCACCACCTCACTTAATTTGACTTATGCCGTAAAGGTCTTTTATCTCTGCCGGTTGCAGCGGAGATTTTATCATCGAATCAATCTTCAGTTCCCGGAATTTCTCTTTGCACCTCTGCGCCAGTTCGGTGTTCTGGTCGGCCATAGCAAAATGCTCGGCAAGGTAGTAGGCCCCGGAAGTGGCGGTTATCTCGTCAATCTCCAGCGTCTGCGTGAGTACCGTTATTTTCGCCGGTACCGGAATATACTTAATTCTTATCAGCCCTTCGTAGCTGAACATCACGTATAGCTCGTTGGCTCCCTCCCACTTCACCGAAGAACTCCCCTCCTGGTACTGCCAGTTGGGATATTCGCTGATAATCTGGCTCCGGCTCTTAAAGTCCGTTGGCATCGTCACCTTAACCCATGGCTTGAAGTCGGGAACTTTGTCGGCTGTGGCGAACTTGTACACGCTCAAAGCCCGGTTGTTGTGCCGGAAATAATAACTCCCGCTGATCGTCATAGTCACGTTGCCGCCGGATGCCGTGAGAATACCCCTGATCGGCAGGAATGAAGTCGTGCCAGCCGGTACGGTTATGTTGACAGCGCCGGTAAAAGCTGTAACTGTCCCGCCGTTAAAGGAGTATGAACCGCTTAAAGCCGCGCCGTCCTCCGTAAAGGTCAGGGTACAATCCCCGTCTACCTCGACATAGAAACAGTAAGCCCCAGCGCCGCTATACGCCTGAGATTCGGCGTTATTCTCTTTGATAATCCCCATCTGAGACAGATCGCCCAACAGGTTCTTTTTGCGGAAGCAGGAAAGCTCGAACGTCTTGAACAGGTCTCCTGAACGAGCCATTTCGTGTTGCCAGAGATCCAGCAAATAGGGTGCGCGGTATTTGTAATCCTTGATCTGGTTATCTACAAGGGTTCCTGTATCTGACAATTCGTCTAAGATTGCTACGCTCATATTAAATATCTCTGTGCCGGTGTAGGACATATCATCACCGCCTTACGCGTCTGCCTTGTTTAATTCGTGCCACTTTGTTCCGTCTGTGACATACGTTTTGCCTGTCTCATAGACATAAGCCTTGGTGCCGGATTGAGCCTTAATCGTTGTATCCGCCGCATATTCGGCAGAAGTCATGTACCATAAATCATCGTGCACGTTGTACGTCATAGCCTATTCCCCCTTATGTTTGGCTCTGATATGGGCAGATAAGCCGCTTTTGGTTGCCGCTTCAAAATCACAGTGGGGACAGGGGAAGCAAGGGGCCTGCGCATCGTCCCCTGCGTCCTCTGCTTCTTTCCGGGTTTCCTCAACCGGTTCAGCCTGTCCCTTTGGTTCCGCCAGTTCTATTTCTTCATGCCTGAAATGCGGCGCCATTCTTTGGGCCAATATTCCATCCAGAGTCACATATTCGCCCTGTTCGTCGAATTTGAACATGGGCAATCCTGTATTGCCGTCGCTTACGATATGGCCGGGATTGGAAAAGAATCTATATGCTTTCATGCCTTTAACCTCCATAAAGTTAATAAGGGGCGGACTAAGCCGCCCCGGTCGATTACGGCAATTTAATGATTGCGGCTTTCACGCTGGACACGGTACCGCTCTGAGTAACGGCCACTCCCACGACAATTTTGCTTGCGGTGGACTTGAACCGCATCCCTTCGAGAGGCCCGATGGTCTTACACGCTCCGCCGTCGGCAACGTCAACGGACAGCGTTCCCAGTACGTTTGCCAGGAACCCGCCAGGTGCAATGGTAATAGTCGCGGTATTAACGGCCACGGAATCGTTGTTGTTCTGGACAACGATTACCATTCTTTCATCCTGAATGTCGGACACATCAACGGTCTGGCTGGCCTGCATAGCCAGCAGGTTTAAAGTTGCGCTGGAATTTCTTACAGCGTTTGAAGCAGTAAAATCAGCCATTTTGGTTACCTCCTTATATAGAACTTTCGGCCGCAGGAGTTAATGTCAGCCTGACAAGCTCCTTGGGTCGTACAACCTTGCCGCCCCAGACTTGCAGGGACTTGACAGCGTCGCCAAATCTCTTTTGCGGCCGGTAGGCTTCGGTTTCGGTCAACTGCGCGGCGAATGATACGGCCGCCTTGGTTCTGGCCAGGCACTCATAGGCAGAACCGTTCACAACAACGTTGTTGGACTCGTACAAATCGAACCCGAGCAGGTTGCCGAGGTAGCCGGTTTCAATCCGCTTGTCGTTGTCAGTGCCACGAACGATCTTAGCCAGGATGATCTTAGTCGCAATGGCCGGGGAAACTTCCAGGTACTTGGTCGTTCCTTCCGGCACGTTAACGGTCTTGAAATACTCCGCAGCGCTGGCAATGGTACTGAAAATGTTGGCCGTAGTCAGTGCGCCCTGGGTGATCTGTTTCCCGGCATCGGTGTATTTGTTGAACACAAAGGTGTCCAGGTCGCCAGCCATGGTAATACCCATCTGCCGTTTCTGTTCCTCCCAGAACCCCTTCCGAGTTTGGGCATCGTCCAGATCATCAAAATAAATGTGGCAGTATTTGGCTTGGTCAATTGTCAGATACTGCGCTGCAGAAGTTCCGAGATCCGGGTCGGCCAGGTCGTTATTACGGGTGTAGTCTTTAGATACTACCGGGCCAACGGTCAGGATTTTAACCTGGTCGCCCTGCTGTTTGATCTGCCCAGTATAGTCCTGGTTGCAGTGCTTTACGCCTATGAGCACCTTGTCGCGCTCTTTAAGTACATCCTCTGCCCATAGCATGGGGATAAAGTTTTTAGAACCCATTTGTGGGTCACTCTCCTTTCGATGAGAAAAGCACCGGTTTTATTTCCAGTGCTTTTCGGACTCTTTTATAGCGTTGTAATTAGATTGGATCTCTTCGCGGCTCATATTGGCCACTTGTTCCCGAGTAAAGAATGCCCCTGACTTGCCTTGGCCCTTCACGCTGCCCGTTGAGGCTGCGGCGTTGGCTTGGTTGGCCTCGCTTGCCTGCTGTTGGGCCTGGTTTTGCTTCCAGTTGTGCCGGGTCAGTGCATCGGCCAGCCTGCGCCCTTCTCTACCCCCGGTATCAAGCCACTTCTCAGCTTCAGCCCATACCTCCTTTGGTATGGCGTCCCATTTTTCCGGGGTGTCGTATTCAGGAAACTCTCCTAGAAACTCGTCATACATTGAGTCGCGCCGGGAAACGAAGTCTTGTTCGGCTTGGGCCTGGCGCTTCTGCTCGTCGATCTGCTTTTGCTGGTTCTGGTACTGCTCCCGGAAACGCTTACCTTCAAGCAGTTCATTAATTATGTCGTCCGGTACATTCTCGTACTGTTGCCGGATTTTGTTTTCAAGTTCCTGCTCCTGCAAAGCTTGTTTGTACTCGGCTTCCGTGGTGATCGGCTTGCCTTTCCATTCATAGCCCTGCTCAGAAATCCATGAATCACGGGCTTGCTGAGCCGCTTCCTGTTTGGCACGTTCTACGGCCTTTTCGTAATTCATGCCCTTCTGGATATGCGTCACCGCTTCTTCGTAAGGTAGTTCAAGTTCCTGGTGATTGAACTTGACCTTGATCTTTTGCGGTTCCGGGCTTGGTTCTGGTGCCGGTGCCGGTTCATTTCCTTCCTGTGGTTCGGGTGTAGGTTCCGGCTCCGGCGTAGGTGTGGGGTCTGGCGGAACTGTTCCGCCGCCCAAATTTGCTCCTTCGTCTGCGTCCAGATATGGTGCTCCGAACAAATTTTTAAACATAAAATCTCTCCTTCGGCTATGGTAGGCCGTTTATTTGCCCAGTTTTGAGCCATGTGACAGGGCAATAAAAAAACACCCTTTCGGGTGTCGGGGTTGGTTTATCTGAATTCGTATCCGGTAATTTTGATTTGGTTAAAGGTGTTCAATTCCAAATCGTCATTATACGCCTTGTCGTAATACTGTTTTTTGCCTTCAAAGTTGGCCTTTGGGTTTATAATTGTTTCGCTTTCTGGGCAGTTTGGGACAGTCACGCTTACCGCAACTTCCTTGTAATCTCCGTCAAAACCTTTTAAAAATTTCTCTTTTTTATTCATGATTTTATCTTCCTTTCGTATTGCCTAAGTTCCGACTCCCTGTATAGGTGTACCGGCGGTAAATGCGTATCAAGCCAAATTTCAAAGCCATAGACAGCGGCCCGAATCGAAAACGCCCTGTCCTCACCCCAAAATGAAACGTTTGGGATATAGTCATAATTGACTTTCGCCTGCAGAACAGGTTTGCTGATCAGTACACAGGCCCCCGTCATTCCCACCTGGTACAATCCTGGCTGCCGGAACTGCGCAAAGCGGGTGTCTATGTCCGGGAAGAAAGAATAAGTGTCCCTGTCCCACGCATTGACAGCCGGTATATCGTCCGGCGTCCACTTTGTCCAGAAAGCCTCTGCAACAATGTCCTTTTGCGCTTCAATCAGCTTGACCAGGGTCTTGGGATGCAGCACAAGGTCAGCGTCCGCCATAAAATAGTAGTCGTAATCCATTTCCCGGGCGGTTGATATTAAGAAATTCCGCATCGCCGTTACGGCTAAAAGGTTCTCCGTTTCCCAGTTGTGGGTGTTCTCGTCACATTCGTACCTGTCGGGCGTGGTCACATCAGCAAGGTACTGCATCCCGCCCGGAATCTTTCCTTCATGCACTATCTCGCGCAGGTGCGGGGAATTGTGCAATAAAAAAAGCCGGTCAACTTGTGCGTTTTCCGGCTTTTCCAGGTGATCTATTGAGTTAATGTAGTGCCTAAAAGCTTCCGTCTGCCATGGTTCGGTGCAGCGGACAGGGGAAGCGATCAATATCCTCATAAAATAAACTCCTTTAGCGTGGGATTGGGATCCATAATGCTCTGATACTGAGCAAGGTTCCCGCTTTTTCCTTCGGGATCGGCCTCCATGTACCGCTTGTATTTGGCTTCCCTGTCAGGTGCGCGGCTCCATCCCCAGTGCTGGATAGCCATTCCGCTATGCCCCGCAACTATATCGCCATGCGCATTAATCGGGAACCTTCCACAATGTAAAGGTGTGTCGCGCCAAATGTATTCCTTGTTAGGGTCGTATTTAACGCACATGACCCAGTCGCGGGTATGAGCGTTCCATGAATCATCATCTCGGTAGTGGGTTTCATCCCACATGTCATAGAGTTTAAACGCTATGCCCTCCGCATCAGAGAGGCTATTCTTAACGAAATTAATTAATTCGGGCAACAAATGTATATTCGTTATGGTTTCATCGGCATCGAGGCAGAGAATCCAGTCGCCGGGCACGGCACCGAACGTTGCCGCTTCCCATAGCCTTTTGCGTTGCTCCAATTCGTTTATCCCCCAAAGCGACTCACGGGAATGAATTACCCGCACGCCCTGGGGGCATTTTACGCCTATTTTCAGGCAAATGTCAGGCGTTTTATCTGTGCTGGCATCGTCCAAGATAACAAGGCGGTCACAAACGCCGACCATCTGCTCCAGCACTCGTTCAAGATATCTCCCCGACTCATTTCTGACCAACATTGCGCCTATCAGCATAATGTCCCTCCCTTGCTGTGCATTTGACCAAGTGCCCCAACTTGTCAATATGAATGTTTAACCCTGCGTCGCCTCTATTTTTAAGGCCGCATTTCTTACATATTTTTAATCTGCCCACGATAATGTCCCTCCCCTATGGTTTCCTGCGTTACATGCCCACAAATCAGTTCAGTATCGCAGTAAATCTTGTAACCTGCCTGTCTCGCCCGGACGCAGAAGGATAAGTCCTCCCCCATGGTCTTGTGCGGGAAAAACCATGGCTCCGGCACAGTCTCGAACACCTTGCGTTTTATCAGGGTGCAGGCCATTCCAACGCCCTCGATCTCGGTTAAGCCCTTGGGGTAATCGAGATAGAACTTAGCGTCCTGCTCGTTGCACTCTTTAAATATGCAAGGCTCATAGCCGGGTGTACGCTTGAAGGCCAGGGCTGAAACGATATCCTTGTCGGCCTCGATCAACCGGGTCAGCAGATCCGCCGGGACCACCATATCAGAATCAACAAATAGTAAAGCGTCATATTCACTTTGCAGGAACGCCTTGACCGCTTCTTCCCGGGCTGTGTAGACCAGGCTTAAGCCTATCGGCAACATATCCACGCTAACGCCCATGTTTCGTGCATGGCAAGCCATTGGTATAAGCGAATAGGCTGCCTGTGGAGCTACATAGCCAGTGTAGGGGATACAGATTAAAACTCGCATAAGCCCTCCTAATTCACTTTATTTCTAACCGTTGCCGCCACTTTTAGCGGCTGGTTCAGGTTCGGGCCTGCATAGTTCCCGCACTTCGGATTGACACAACAAAGGGTTAGAACTGAAAAGACTTCGGTACTGCCCTCTGTGCTCTCATATTTGCTATTAGACACTAATAGGTTGCTCTTGCATTCCGGGCATTGCATCGGCTCCACCTCCTACCATCATTTGCGACTCGGCTTGTATTGCAGCCTGCAGTTCGGGCGAAAGCTGGCCGACAAACTGCTCAAAAGCGTCAAATTGCTGCTGCATCTCCGCTTGCTGCTCCATCTGCTCAACCTCGTCTATTAGCCCCTCTTTGTCGGGTATAAGGCCGTTATAGATGCGCTCTAAATACTGTTTAAACGTGATTAACTGCTTATCCAGCAGGCTATCCAGCGTCTGAATACTGGCTATCTCTGACCACTGGGTACTGGCTCCAACATCAATCTTGAGTGAGAATGTCGTCTCGTTATACTGGCTCCCGTCAAACGGCACCTGCACGACTCCGGTCTGCTGGGTCTCGGGGTCGGTTTGCTCGACCGTCAGCATCCGGGGAACACTGTACTTCGTGAGCCAGAAGTCCATCCAGATCAGGCCAATGTCCTCCTTGAACTGGGCAAACCGGCGTTTGTTGGTACTCAGCGGCAATACCGAAGCCTTTTGCAGAGCTATAATGCCCGCTGCGGTCTTGGTAACGCTGGTATCGCCCAGGGCCGTTTCGTTTGCTCCCGCCATGTCTTTGGTGGTCTGCACCAGCAATTCAAACAGGGCTTGCACACTGGCGGGTAATCCTTGCGGTTGCAGATACTGCGCCGCCTGGCCCACTTCTCCGTCTACTGGGATAGCCTTGGTAATGTCGTTGCTCCATGCCGGAATACGGTTCACATCGTAAACTACCTTAGGATAGGCATTGAGCATCGTCCAGAGGATCATTGTCGCCATAAGTTTGTTAATCGCTATGTTGTTGGGTATCAGTTCCGTGGCCTCAGCCTCACCGTGACAACTGTTCTTGCGTGGCGTCCACTGCATGGAGGCAACCGGATAACGGTGCAGGCCGGTGTCCCAATCCTTGCGGATGATTGCGCTCTGGGTGGATTTCCGCGCCCAGATGGTGCCTTTCTCCACCCACATTTTTAACAGGACGGTGCAGAACCCGGTTCCGTCGTCCTTATTCGGCTCCTGCTTGGCTCTGTCCCCCGCCCTGTGCTGGGTCTCGTTGTCCCCGGTGATCTTGTCTATTTCCTCCTGTGGCGCCTTGTTCCGCTTGGCCTCCTCGCGCACGTCCTTAACCAGTTTGCGGAAAGACAGGATAATGTACGGCTGCAAGGGCCCGTTTTTGTCGTTGGGCCTGGGGTCGGACGTATTGCCGGGGAAGTAACATACATTGTCTATCAGCTCAGCGTTCATGTCCCCTCGAACCTGCGCCCCCATCTCGTTTACTCCGGCGTTGATCGCGTCGTCCCAGTAGTAGTAGATAATCCCATCCCCCGACAAAGCCGCGTCGAATAAGGCTTGTTCGTCCAGGCTGTCCTGCTTCAACCTCTCGGCGTTGGTCTTGCTGTAGTCCGTCAGCAACTGGGCTATCTCCTGGAGCATTGCTATCTTGTCCGGGTCGTTGGGGTCGTAGTTGGCTGAGTTCTCGGCGCTGAATTGCATGGTCAGCATATCGCTCATAATCTGAGATACTTTCCAGTTGACTATGCGCTTCGTGACGTTAAGGCAGACCTGCGGCAGCCCGCCGGTGTCCACTCCATCCCAGTGATGCCCAGCATAAAAGCGCTCATTTCGGTTGGCCATGGCAAATAGGTTCAGCTTGCTTTTGTAGTCGATACCATCGGTATACAATTGCCAATCTTTAGTGTTTTCCAATTTGTCACCTCTTCTCTTCGGGGGTAAATCCGTCATAGGCCATCATTGCGGCGTGGCCCTTAAGCAGCTCTGCCGTGGCCTTGTCCGGCTTGGTCGGGGCTATCGCTTCCTTGACCGCCCTGACCGGGGTTATCTTGGGCGGGAGCTGGCCTTTTGCGGTCTGCATGCCCAGGCGCAGGCCTTGACGAAAGCCTAAAAATGAGCATAAAAAAAGGAAGATTGCTCCTCCGATGGCTGCTATGGTTTGCATTTAGTCACCCTCTTTCGGCCTTAAAGGGCATTTGTCGCCACGACGATTGAGATAATCTATTTCAGTTAAATCTTCTCCAGTTACAACACACACTGCATACTCCCCGTTTTCCATAGGGCAATCAAAGCAACTTTCCGGCATATCTATTTCTAATATAGCTTTCACCTCAATACCCTCCCTTAAAAAAGTCCTCCGTCACCGTCACACTGGACGCTGATGGCTTTGGTTTCTCGCACTCAAAATTGTAGTGGGGTTCGGGCTGCGGCTGCGGGAATGTCTTTGTTTTCATCCGTATAGCCAATCCCGTAACTCCGTCCGGGGCATCGTCGTGTTTGTTCTTGCCGATCTTCACATATGAGGTTAGCGCCCGCATAAACTTGTCGTAGTCGCTGCCAGGCTCATAATCTGACCGGAAATAGAAATACTCTTTGACATAGCCAGCGTTCATCAGGATTCGGGTTTCCTTGTTGGTAGATTCATGTTCGTCTATGATTGAGCATTTCCATTGCGGTTTGACCAGTTTGCGCACGTTGCGGGCGTAACTGCTGCCGCCATTGTTGGACTCGATAATCATTACATCGCACTTGGTGTCGATGATCTGCTGTGCGACCAGGGGCTCTGTGATCTCCACGCCATCCTGAGTAAATACAACATCAGTAATATAGGTGTAATCTCCGTACTTGCGGCCAATGGGCGAACAAAGGTAATCGCTGCCCGTGTCTGCGGTGTCTGTAAAGCCCACTATGCCATCCGGTTTCTTTGTGCCTATCTCTGCCATGGTAAAGCGCTTCAACTGCTCCACCGGGTAAAGCAAGCCCTTGGCCTCGATGGGGTTCTGCATGTACTCAGCTTCCCAGATAAAATCGTCAGTGATCCGTTTTATCGCCAGGTACTCTGCCGTGGTCTTGATCGCCGGGCAGAAGGTTTTGCCGTACTCGTCCAGGGCCGGTATCTTTATGATCGTGAAGCCATCACTATAAAACTCGCTAAACTCGTCTGTTAGCCTGCCTATGGGGTCGTTCCGGCTCCACCTGGTTGCAATGTGTATTTCAGGGCATCCGGTCTCAAACCTGGATAAATGCGTTGAAGTATACCACTTCCAGAGTTTTTCGATGATGGTTTCTGAGAGCGCATCCTCTATGTTTTTGATCGGGTCGTCCAGAATACCCGCTACGTCGCATCCTTTGCCGGTTATCGGCCCGCCCACGCCAGCGCAAAAGTAGGCTGACCTTTTGCTTGTCTCCAGTGCCCAATCCTCTACTGCCTTGCGGTCTGACTTGAGTTTGACCGCCGGGAACACTCGTAAATACTGGTCTTTCTGCACCATCTGGCGTATATCGTAACTGAACGAATTAGCCAGGTCGGCTGCGTAACTGTTACGCATGATCGCGCCTATCGGGTTCCTGCCCAGCATCCAGGCGCACCAGAGGGAGGTCTCGTAGGACTTCCCTGCCCTTGGCGCCTCTGATATAGCCAGTTTCCTGATCTGCCCATCTGCCACCGCCTGGAGCGCCTCTGCTATCTCCTGCAGGTGTGGCTTGTCGGCTGAGAAGAATACCGGGTCCATGTGCTGACAAAAATCATAAAACCTGTCCTGTAAAAGCAGGCGTAATAACTCAAGTTCCTCTTTTTGCGATAAGCTCATTAATCCTCGCCTGCCGTTCCTCGGGCGTTAGTACGCTTGTTTCTATCGGCCCGCCGTCTTTCCCGGTATGCTCCACCCGCTCCGTAAACATGCCCAGGTGCTTCGCTATGCTGTCAAGGGCAGCTCGTTTATCAGGCAGTTTAAATTTTTTAAGATATCCAACAAATTCCCTGTTTTCTCCATATCCTTCCCATACCTCCATAACTTCAAAACCGGCTAAAGCGGCCGCTGTGTCATCGTCAAGCTCTTGTATAGGTTTAGGGCTGCCATCTTCACTAAAGAACTTGCGCGGGTCATAATAACCTAACCTGGCGTACTCTTGCAAGGTTCTTTCAATAGAAACAAAGTTCCGTTCTTTAAACTCCTTTTTGAGTTCGTCTAACCTTGACGCTATCTTGGTGTTTTTGTCCAACTTGCAAGCAAGTTCGTCTATGCTCTTATCCGTCATCTTGTCGCAGTTATACCCAGCCTGTTTGTATGCTTGCCTCTGACTCAGTCCGGCAAACAAGCCTTGTACGAACTTCTCTTGTTTGACTGTCAACTTGTCCGCCATAATCTCACCTCCAAAGTCGCAAATTTTCTCAGTCGACGGCGCTACTTGCAAGATCTTATATATATTAAGTCTATTCTTAGATATAAATCCATTGTTAGTTAGTGGTCGAAATACAACTTCTGCCCCCGGTTGTATACCGACTTCTGCCCAAAGGTTGCTATACAACTTCTGCCTCTAAAATCATTCCTTAATTCGGTAGGCAGTAACATGTTTTTCAGACTTCTTTCCGGTTGTTGGATCTCGCCAGTGCATCTGCCAGGATTGCACTACATTTTTATCCTGTAGTTCCTTCTTGGCTTGCTTTAATGTTGACAGTTTCATGCCTGTATCCTTGGCTAATTCCTCGTTTGATCTCCAAAAATAATCTTCCTTTTGCGTGCCTGAGAATTTATGTTCCAGTTCATTAAGTACGACATAAAGCCATTTTGCTTGGTACGATAAGCTATTAAAAATCTCGTTATCATCCCGGAATAAAAGCCGGGACAATTGCAAATAGTTGCCTTGCTTCCTTTTCATATTATTACGCTCCTTGCAGCTTAATTTTCAGCACTTGACCAGGGGAGGGCAAGGCTCCCCCTAGTCTCAAACGGTCCTGGCCAGAACCGTGGCTGTATGCCTTATAGGCATAAAAATAGAGCCTGTCGCCAAGCTCCATTATTCTGCCTATTTTAATGCTTCCTCTGTAAATTGGTGTATCCCAAACCGTCCGCAATATCTGAATTGTACTGTATAATAATCCGTATCTCTTTTGGCCGGATCGGTGTCTACCCGCTTGTCCAGCACCTTGTACTCCTTGTCGCCCTTCATTACCTCTTTCACTCTTTCAAGTACCCGCTGTTTTTCTTCCTCTGAGATCAATACGCGTCTTTTCATGCCTACACCCACCTGTAAAAATATTTCGCTATCCGCTTGTCTGTGTACCCCTTTCGGGGCCTGTCCCCCAACCTGACGGTGCAGCCAGGCCACAGCGTTTTATACATATACATACCTCCAGACGCACAAAAGCCCGGCTATCTGCCAGGCTCGCGGTATGCAGTTGTCCCTTTTACATAATAACACAGGTAAATAGTCCTGCGTGTAACCTATTTGTGTATTTTCCCCAGTCCTCCACTCTCTTAGTATACAGCGCCGATTTTGATAGTTACTCGAAATTTAATTGCGGAAAAATCTTTTCACCGCCCAACCCCGGTTCTACCGCACTTCCCGGCTTTGTCGAAAAGTTTTTTCGAGTTTTCTAAAATATTTTTCCGCCGATAGCTGGCCGAAATCGTGTCTAACCCCGGTGGCATCGGGCTTTGTGGCATGTTTATTTTCTTGTTTACTTTGTGGGTGGGTGGGTGTACAATTTAGTCATGGTCAGGGACAAAGCACCGCGACAGGGCCTTTGAGCATACGGCGGCGAAAGTACCTAGCCAGGGGGAAACAGTTTCTTAGGAGTACCCCGCAACAACAAATAGAAGGGAGGCGGGAACCAACAAAAAACAATCGAATACCGGTAAACTCGTCAGAACCGCACAGGGGCAAACCGTAATAAACAAAACATATAACACGGTAAGGGGCGCAAAATCAGCAATGAATAAATGCTCTGACGGATGGAACGAGAACTAGCCACACCCACCCCCAACATGGTATAATCAGGGAAAAACTGGAGGTAACAACCATGGCAAAACCTATCGTAAGAATGTCAGTTCAGATGTCCTTGGAGACGGCGGAAAAGCTGGAAGAACTAGCGAAGGAATACGGGACCAAGACGGCAGTTATCGAGGCGGCGATCAACCGCCTGTACGACGAAAAGCACGGTGACAAATAGCAGTGTTAGCCCGGCAGCTCTCAGGGAGCGGGGCGAGAGGAGTAAGAAATATGAGTATGGAATTTGCAAAAAAGTACATCAGGGAAAAGATTGAGGAAGTCGGACTGGACGAAAACGGGCAGATCAAACTGGACTTTACAGGCATTGCAGAGGAAGCGGAAATCAAACAGGCCGCCCAGGAATTGGGCTATGAAGTGGAAGCCGGACAAGAACACGAAGGTGCCGGAGTGTACTGGATATGCAAGGAAGATAGCGAAAGAAAGATAAGAGAATTTGCAGGTTTTGAACTTTGGCTCAAAGGTGACGACTACGCAGCTATTTGCGAAGCGGGAGAAAAGCCAGACTACGACGAATATTCAGTACCGTATTTGGTGGCCGGATGGAATCAGAAAACCGGCGACAACTTGACGGAAGATTTTTTCCAAGGAATGTAGTTCCGTCCACCGTTCACGGCGGGCTGCATGGAAGGAATTAAAACTTGAAAGGTGGGGTTTAGAATGACAAAAAAAGAGTTAATCCAAAAAGTGTTAGAAAACCCAGAGCCAGCTTGCGGAGCAAGAGCTTTGCAGTGTAACGGGGGATTTAATTCCGGCGAAGGGCAGTTAAAGTGGTACGGATATTGGGAATTTGTATCCAATAAGGCCACAGGAGCAAGTTTTAAGCCTACGGATGAGTTTGTTGTGGAAGTTATCGGGAAGAACTGGAATAAATTAAGGCATTATTATAAGTAATATTTTAGTTCCCTGCACCTGCCCGGACGTGCATCGGGCGGGGTTAGGGGAATTAAAAAAGAAAGGTGGAGTTTGGAATGAAATATTATGAATTTTCTCCAGTAGAGGATATAACAACTATCTGTCTACTATCAGATGAACCATTAACAAAGGTAAGCAAAGATGCAATAGTTACAATAAGCGAAACTATTTTAGATGGTATAATTTATGGGTTAGGTCAATTTCGTAAAATCGACGAAATAGATGGAGATAAAATCTATTTTAATATAAGCGAAAATGATTTAATCTCCATAGTAGATCGCATATCAATTCTTAGAAATAAGAAAGAACTTGAATCAAACAATGCTCTTGAAAATGCTAAAGTAAGGACGATGGAAACTGCTATTAAAAGAAATGAATCTATGCGGTATGATTGTTACCCTGTTGGCAGGTGTTTAGTTGAAGAATATGCCAATCCAGACGGGACTTACAGTACAAAAAGATTAGAGAATTACTATGCTGAAGATTTTAATGTAATCGATAGATTTAAAGTTGCATCTGATACACAAAATGAATTTAAACTTGTGCGTGTTAGACCTGTTTAAGTAAATAGCTTGGTATCATTTTATTAATTGGTTTTTAGTTTACTTTTGAGGAATTACCCGTAAGGGGAAATTTGAAAGGAGAATGAAAATGGAATTTAAAATTTATGTAAGAAACTTTGATGATGGAGCCGTAATAGCAGGCTCTAAGGAGGTAGAAAATCCCGTATATGACGGGAAATGCTTGCCTATTATTGAGGTGATGAAAAATACTGGGGAAATAATGGCAACTAGATTGATGCCGAATGACTGTGATTATTGGGCAAATGCCGGTTTAGTGGACAGTTTGACCTATTCCTTCCTGGTGCATGAACTGGGCGGTAGAGAAAAAATCATAGCAACGCTTAAGAAAATCACAGAAAATAAATAAGCCCTTGCAGGTACGCTAAAAACCGGGGTTGAAATTAGGGTATCAGACATTGCTCTAATTTCAATTCCTTTGCAAGAGCTTAAGAAGATTATAATTCCTCAGTAAATATTTGTCAACTAGCACCCTGCTTCCCGGCCCTTGTCTCAGGGGCCGGGTGGGACCTACCTGATATATCCCAACCTAACCGCGCATTTCTCGATTACCTCGCGCTTGATACTGTGTACCTGCTTCCGGCAATACGCCATGTGCTGGCCACACTCCACAATGTTCAGGTGCCGCCTATAATGTAAATTAAAAAACTGCTGCTGCCGCGGTGTAAGATGCTTATAAACGTCCTCAATCCTCTCAATGTCCTTCTCTAACTCGGTTATCTCCGGCCCGGTTAGTTTCTCTATGGCGGTATCTAGTTTGGTGTGATGGATGCTGCCACCGCCGCCTATACTAGCTTCCTCGGTTATTTTAGCGGCTTCCATTTCCTCTTTCTTTCTGTTCCACTCGCCTCTCCCCAGGCTTTGGTTTCTACCCTGATACCCGTCCATGATCTCAGTTTTGAGGTCCGCAAGCGCCTTGATATGTAGTTCATACATGTCCAACTCCCGATTACATTTGTACCAGATCGGGCCTGGTATCTGTGTCCTCCCCATCCCCCGTACCTCCCGCTTTCGCTCCCTTTGCAACGATGCTCCGGGTCACCTCCCCTCGGTGTGGCGTTTAATTATTGTTATGCGACGCAATCTTTCATGAAAACTAACCAGTGAGTTTTACTTCTTCGGTTCCCAAATAGCGGTTTTTTATCAATCACTTTAAGAACCTCGCTAAGTTTTATCTGATCCTCATTCCATTTGAAAACAAGTGTGCCATTAGGTTTTAAAACTCTCATGCACTCGTTAAAACCTTGCGCAATATCTTGTTTCCAGTTCTGGGAAAGCACTCCATATTTCTTGGCCAGCCAAGAGCTTTCACCGGCTCTTAATAAATGCGGTGGGTCAAATACCACTAGATAAAACGTGTTATCTTCAAAAAGGCATATTCTTAAAATCAGCAATTACATTGGGGTTTACATTAAGTGTGCGGCCGTCGCATAAAGTGGCTATTAACTGGCGATTATCCATATACACTGCGTCAGGGTTCTGTTTATCAAACCAAATCATGCGGCTCCCGCAAGTAGCATCTAAAACGCGCTGCAAATTAACCCCTCCCCTTTATGTCGCAGTTTTAACAGACTACGATTAAACCGCAACTTGCTTCAGTCCACCCTTCTTAACGTCAACCTCATATTTCCGCTTGCAACTCTGGCAAATATAAACTATCCTGTCGCCCTTCTTCTTAGTCCTAATCTTCCCGTAGCACTTCGGACACTTCAAATTACTTCCTCCCCTCAATAATCCAGCATGCCAGCAGTCCCCCTGCCAGATAGCTGCTCACGTTGCAAACATACAGGTCTATGGCTGCAAATATCGTTGCTATGGCCAGGGCCAGGATGATGGTTCGGTGATGGGTGCGTAGGTAGGTCATCGGCAGTCACCTTCCAGATCGGCCAAGGCTTGCTTGCGGTATCTCACAGTCGGGGCAAATTCACCGAAATATTTTATTTCGGCTTCCAGTCGAGCCTTGTCAGCTTTCTCTATATCTTCGTAATAACCCAACCAAATGTTTTTTGTATTAACACAAATACAAGCCGCCCATTTACCACGTCTTTTATCCCAATAAACTCCCTTAATGCCCGACGTGTTACGCGGGGAAAATGGTGAATTACGAGCGTTTTGCTCATTAAGACAAAGGCGCAGATTGTCTTTTTTATTGTTTAGTTTATTTTGGTCCTTGTGGTCTACGTCCATGTTTGGCGGAGCATTGACTAAGTACCGATGCAACCTAACTCCAGGTTTTCCGCCAATAACATAACCCGAAGGCGTTAGATACCATTTCGTATTTATAACTTTATCAATGTCCCCGAGGTCTATTTGTGTGCGCCCAGTCTCTTTGTTGTTTCTGTCTCTCAAGACAATTACAGCATAGTCTTGGTAAGCCATTATTTGATTCCGCTGTTTCCGGTTTTGAGGCTTTGGCGTTATTTCTGATACGTATGAATCCAATTCCAACATGTTTATTGCCCCCTAATTCCAGCGATAGCGTTGCTGGCCATGTCGTGTAATTCTTTGGCGAAGCTGAACCTTGGCTGACTCAAAGTTCCGTCAGGATGATGCTCCTCTATGGTTGCTTTAATCTGTTCCAGCCCTTCCCTCAACGCCGCAATTTCGCAGCATGAATCCGCAATGGTATCACGCAGCAGGTCGTTTTCTTCGCGTAGGGCGGCAACTAGTTCCTCGGCGGTAATTGTCCGTTCAATCACTTCTCTTAAAAGCGTTTTATGATTATTTCCCCATTTATTGCATTGCGGCGGAAAACTTTCTAATGTTTCTTTTAAGTCTCGCATGCCTCCACCTCCCTAACCTCCACTTCTACCCGTGGGTTCTCCTTGTCTACAGCCATTTCGTGCGTCACTGGCCCTTGTTGTTTCCATCCATCGTTTGTGAGTACCCCAGCCGCCACCAGGCCATCCCAGACGAATTTTACAGCGGCCTGCACATTGTCAGGATCTCTTCTTACAGATATTTCATACCACGTTATGTTCAACGTAGCCCGCTTCATTTTCGGAATCTTAGCCCGTTTAACGCACCACGCTACTAGCTCAGTATTGGCCTTTTTCATTTCTGCTGAAGCATATCGGTTAGCTCGTGCAGCGTCGATCATATCGTTTAGGTTTGGTAATCTGCCGGGAATTACGAACTGGTATGGCATCCTACCCCGCCCCCTTCCGTGTTTCCAACCATATCTTGCTGTACCCGCCATGCCGTATTGCTGGTTCAACCGGTTTTGGCTCGGCTCTCAGTTCTGCTACCGCAAACGGCGAATAACTGTCCCGTTTTCGGGGTATCTCTCGTTTACTGGCGTTTCTGTTCTTGCGTGGCATGTAGTCACCCCCATTACTTTCAAGGCTGCCCGACAAATTGCCAACGGTGCGGTTGGTGCATCGGCCGCCTCGTGGTTCCCAAATTGGCAGTGCCAGTTTTTCTCTTTGCCGATCACCGCGCAGTTTAATTCAAATGTTCCGCTGCCAACGCTCAGCCATCTGTCTGTTATACTCATTGCCGCCGCTATGTCGGTGGAATAACTTTTGTGAAATTCCAAGCACCCGACATGATAATCTTTTAACCAACTGTCTGGGTATTTTTTTAATCGTTCGGCCAAAAATTCTTCAACTTGTCGCCTGGTTTCTCCCCAATAAACAGACGCGGTTTCGTCGTTATTTAACAAATTCCACTCTTTTCTGGGTTCTGCGCCTATCACCTTGCCTATCAGCGTGTCCATCTCGCGCCCGGCCTGCATTTCGTCTATGTTCACGTTATCCCCTCCTTCTATCCGTTATAAAACGTGTTTCCCCCGCCGTTTATGATAGCTGCGGGGCTTAGTCCTTCCGAATTAATGGGTTTAGGCTTGAACTGCGTTACCTTCTGTTTATTTTTTTCCTCCATCAGCCTTTCTTTCACCCATCCCCTTAAAACCCGGTTATGGTCTGTATATCGTTTCCCGTTCTTCACTGGGTTTTGGCCTATATAGTTGTCAAGAATCTCAATCATGCGGGAGGTGTCGGCTTCTCCATATTCAACGAGAAGGCGCTCATGCTCAGCCGGTGTGAGAAATACATATTCTGCATATGCTTGTTTTTTTTGTTTAATTGGCTTTGGGGGGTCAAGGGGGTTATTATTCTCTTCTCTTATATTCTCTTCTTGTATATGTGGTGGTTTTTTCCCGGGGTCTCCCGGGAAATTTTCCGGGGTATCCTCTGGAATTTTTCCGGTGTTTTTCTGGAAATTATCCACTAGTAAGCCTTCAAGCCCGACAATATGGTATTTCCCTGCAAGGCGTGATTTTGCGTTAGATTGGTATGTAATAAGTTCTAATTCGATTAATTCTTGCCTGGCTTTCTCTAAGGTTTTAACGTCCCTTATTCCTGTTTTAGCCATTAGTAAAGGATTGGAGGGGGTTATATTGCGGGAATATATTTCGTTGGCTACGTGCAATAAAGCCATATAAAGGCTCTGGGCCGTGAAGGATAATTGTCCTGGTATATCAAGTTTATAAAAGGCGTTGATTTCTTTTATGAGATTCACCCGTTCCCCTCCCTCTCACTCCGCCGTCTAATTCAACTGCACCGCCTCTGTAATCCCCTGCCCAGCCTCCTGGTTAACCTCCGGAAACAAACTCCCCTGCGCTCTATCGCCTTGAATATACTTTTCGCACTCAGTTTGTAGGTCTCTTAGAGCCTCGATACAATCCCCGGTCAACAACTGTTTTTCATCCTCCGGCGTATCCGGGCAGTACATGGCACTGGCTTTGTGCGGCGTAACTAAATTTAAGGCCTGATAGGAGTATTCCAGCTTCATTGACGCGCTGATCGTGGCCCCCATCGTGTCATCCTCCCCGCCGTAGCTGTAAGAAACGCCCCGGACTGTAATTTTGTCCAGGTAAGTTTCTGGCAGCTCGCACATATCCAGGACATGGGTGCGCAAATCCCGCAGGGCTTGGTGAAACTCCGGGCGCGGCTCTTCGCTGCAAGTCATAGAATATTCGTCCCACCAACCATTTTTACCCTTCTGTTCATACATCAGTAAAATGCGCTTTTCTTTAGTGATCTTCGCTTTCTTTATCCGCATGTTTTTGTTCACAACTAACACTCCTTTCCTACTGTGCCAATTCCCAAAGGTTGGGCGTGATACTGTTAGTTTTAGTCTCTATCGGAGCTACCAGCGGGCACAAAACATCATTGAACGATTTAATAAATCCCTTTTTAATTTCAAAGCCGTATGCCTTCCTGCCTAACATTTCAGCCGCAATTAATGTTGTTCCGCTTCCAGCAACGGGGTCAATTACTACGTCCCCAGGATCCGTAAGTATTTCAATAAGGTTTTTCAATACATGAATTGATTTTTGCGTCGGATGAATCTTAGGGGTTATATTGTCGCGTTCGTATTCCATACAGTTAAAAACCATTTTGCCGTTATTTCTAAACTTAGGCAGCTTCTCCCGATACAGCAATAATCCATATTCGCAGTTTCCGACAATTCGCATATTAGCCTTTAATACCTGCGCTGAATAATTTTTGCGAAAAACAAGATTAATATAGTTAGGAAAACCGTATTTTTTACCTTGTTCTATAAGTACAAACTGTTGTTCAAACTCGCAAAAAACCATCATGCAGCCAGCTTGTCCTTTTTCTTTCGGTTCTTTTTTAAGCATGGTATTAACGAAGTGCATAAATTCTGGTACGCGAAAATCATTATCGGTATCAAAAAAGGCTTTTCCCGCTAATTCACTCTCGCCGTTTTTATTATCACCGTCTTTATACCATGCGGGGTTGCTGGCATAAGCATTTTTGCCCAAATTAAAAGGAATGTCGGCAATGATTAACTGTGCTTTCGGAATGTTGTATCGCTTATAGTTCTGGAAATGATCGTTATATAGGTTCATCCCCAAACCCCCGTTTCTCAATCTCGCCCCTCTCGGCCTGCTTCCACCCCCAGCAGGATTCGTCGTGCTTCGTTTCGCAGCCCCTCAGCTTGCAATAGCCGCTAAACATCGTCCTGAGCGACACTGGTCTTTTCTGTTGGTTTTCCTGCTGCCAGCGGCTGCAGGTGCCGCAGGTTTTAGTCATCCTACCCAGCCCTCCTTGTCATCCGCTTCATATCCGTTTCCGCCCACTGCGCCAGCAGGTTCAACCGTAGCCGCAGCCTTTCTCTCGCGCGTGGACGCCTAAACGATTCTGCGTAGGCGGCGCACAGCTTGGTTGAGTAGTCTTGATAGTGGATTGTCATTTACCCCACCCGACCTTTCAGCTCTCCCGCGCAGCTCCGGCAGATGTTCTTGCCTTTGTGGTTGCTCACATTTTCAGCGTTGCCACAAAAGATACAGGCCGGTTCGTATTTCTTCAGGATGATCCGGTCAGCGTCCACATAGATTTCCAGGGCATCCTTTTCCTCTATGTTCATAGTTCGTCTCAGTTCGATAGGCAAACACAATCTCCCCAGTTCATCCACTTTACGTACTACTCCGGTTGATCTCATCATTAATTAAGCCCTCCCTTTTATTTAATAAAATTTGCCAGGTAAACCGGCCCGGTAATCTCCCCCGCTGCAATGCCAATCTGCGCGCAGACCACAGCCATAAACAACAGCAAGGCTAGGATATGCACCCTGCGCTCCCGCTTGCTGGTCTGAGCCTTGTAGACAGCCGCAAAGCTCGGCTGCTGTCCGCGACGTTCCTCGCGGTTATTGGGCTTGTCCATCCGCTGTAGCGGCTGAATGCGGTATGACGGTTGTTCTTTTATGGCTTGTAGTTTCAATGTGATCCCCTCCTCTTAAAGTCGGGCTGCGTGTAGGGTGTGTGTGGTATGGCGGTTCATCTTTGTAATGCGCATCAACTACATGGCCGCCAAATCAAACAGTTCCAACTGTTTTGCTTGTTGCCGTGCCCGTGATGTTCTGGCTGCCCGCTCATTGACCTGCCTAGCTGCTTTGTACTCGTTGTACCGCTGGCGGTATCTATAGCTGTCCCCAAAAACGTTCCATGCAGCTTTTACTAAATTAGGCTCAAAGGGCCGTATCTTTTCTAAATCATCTACCGCTTTCGCCGATATGGAGCATCCGCAGCAGCCTGTACGGGTTAGGCCGTACACCTCGTAGGCATCTGAATACCGGAGGTTGTAATAATCCTTGTACCACTGCTTGTCAGCATCCGACACGTAGTATAATGGCCTGAGCCTATACTTCCCGTCAGCCGTTTCAGAGAAACACATTGATGTGTTGTCCTTGCGCGGGACAGACCGCATGCCGCCCTCGCCCCGGCGCTCTCCGGTGATTACCATGTCAAACGGCTTTTGAACGCGGTGCGCCAATTGCTTTTTGCAGTAATCACAGCATTTATTGCTTACTTTAAAGGGGATTGGGTTTTCAGCGATAAAGTCAAGCATATATTTTGACGAGCCGATGACGAGTTGGATGTCTGGCCGTGGCTCCCCGGCAGAATTACAACCGCATAGGAAGTTTATTGTCGATTCACACTTTGGGTAGCGTTCTTTAAGCTCTGCCCGCTTTGCCGCCTTATCCGCTGCATTTGCGTATTCTGCGGCGATTGACAATGGAATGTTTTTCTTCTGAATACCTTCTAACCCGCTTGACATGATTTTCGATACAAACGGCTGCCCATATTCCCTTGTGGCCTGTATTATGTTCTTTTTAGGCCGATGGGAGGTAATTGTGATACCGTACATCTCCTCCATGTGGCGGACTTGGCGTTTTGTCGCCTCCATCTCCAAGCCTGTGTTAAAAAAGCAGTATTGGACCGGTGGAAGATTGAACATTTTGCGCACCGTCTCGATCAGGTGTAGCATGATATCGCTATCACTCCCACCAGAATAGGAGCAGATCGCGTTCGGGTGCTCAACCAGCCTTTTTGCGATTATGCTAATAATGGCCCTAAATTTTGCTGGCGCGTCAAAATCCGCATAATCCGGTCGGTCTGTGTATACCTTGCTTTTG